CACAAACTCAGCGGTTACTTCTTCTTCAGTCCAATATTTCTTTTTGTTTTTACCTTCACCATAAGTTTTAGATATAGGCGCTACTGTAACCCTAACTAATGTAGCATTAGAAGGATATGAGTAAGTCACGTTCTCATGTTTAGTTGTAGACTCTGATGCTACGAACCAAACTCCGTCACCTGTGTCGTATTCCCATTTAACTGTGAAGTGTTCTAGATGTTGAGCATTAGCTGAAGACGTTGTAGTTCCTTCTTTAGTAAGTCTATCTAAAGCGATAGGACTCATGATAGAATAATCAGCGTCTGGAGATTTGTCGATTACTGCTCGGTCTCCAATTAACTCTCGAATATACCATCTGTATTGGAATACCCACGAATCGATACCTACACCGTTATACCAAGTAGAACCTTCTAATATTTTTACAATATCACCATTGACGGGGGCTCCGCCAGAACCTGTGTTCTTGGCGAAATCCCATGCCGCAAATATGGTGTTTGAACCGCCTGTCTGTACGGCTATTCGTAGGTTTGCTACCTTAGCCATATTTACACTCTCCTTTCAAGTCTAGTAGTTCGAACCAGCGTTTCAATAGCTGATGATACGTTACTACCGTCGTCATAAGTAATACCGTCAATAATGTAAGTGTTACCCGCTCCGTCCATGACTTGTTTAAGCTCAGATATAGTCTTAGCAATCTTGCCAACATAATCATTTTGACGGGCTGGCGAAACATCTCCGACTGATGCGGCTCTTTGTAGAGTAGCAGTCAATGGGTCTGTTCCTAATAATCCATTTAAAGCACTAGCACTTCGTTTAACGCTAGATAAGTCTAGGATTGGTGTGATTGTCGGATTAGAGTTCATACTAGAATCTAATAGATTTGTCATGAAGTCCAATCCTTTGTTCATACCACTACGAGCTGCGTCAGCCATAGCAGATGCTGTGTCGTAAATATAGTCTCCACCATCGTTAATAGCGTTAGCGAAACCGGCAACTACGAACTTACCAATCGCGTAGAACACACGAGATGGTGAACGTACGTCCAGAGCTTTACGAGCAGCCGTAGCCGCTTGCGATGCCATAGCTGATGCTTTAGCAGCAACCATATATGCATTAGCACTGATACCGTTAGCTAAACCTTGAGCTAATCGCCCACCTGCATTATAGAAGTTAGAGTAATATGAACCAACAGTCGATAGAGCGGATGATAAAGCGCTAACCACGCTAGCTCTAACTCTAGATACTGAAGTGTTCATACCACTAGCCATACCACTGCCTAATTTAGTGCCTCCAGCTGAGAATGACCCTTCGTACGAATCGACTACCGATTTAGCATCAGATAGTACTCCAGATATAGCTGATGACACAGACTCTCCTGATACAGAAATACCAGAAGCTAGTGATGATCCGATTTGAGAACCTACTCCGTCGAAGTCTGCTGAGATTTCCCCAATAGACCCTAGAGCTTCGCTAATAGCTGTAGATATAGTTCCTGATAAGTCACCAAGACTAGTCTTAAGTGCTCCATAGATACTTTCAGATAAATTAGTAGAGGCTTTTTCAGATAGAGTAGTCTCTAGATTTGACATGGCAGTGTCAATAGCTGGTCCAATAGCTTCTAATCCTTCAGTCAAACCTTCTGAAATATCAGTTGAAATGTCTGAGCCTAAAGTAGAAGTGGAGTCTTTGAAGTCGCCTAAGCCTGTTTCCATAGCTGTTTTAACTTCATCCATCATATTTGATAATGATGTTTTAATGGTTTCTGTTCCATTTTGAAGTCCTTCAGCGACACCTTCTCCACCGATAGAACCAAGCTTTTCGAAAGCTTCTTTAATCTTATCAATAGCTTCTAAATCCATAGTACCCATAGAGTTTACGGTCTCGACTAGTTCTTTCATGGTTTCCACAGCTGTTTGAATAGAGCCATCAGAAACGACTCCTAGATTAGTACTTCCGAATTTCTCAAGAATCTCAGATAACTTAGTAAACGAGCTTAATGTAGACTCAGCAATTATTAATCCTTGCCACTTACGTACAGAGTCTGCTAATACCCCTAAAGGTCCAGCTAAACCAGAGATTACTCCAGCTCCTAATTGTCCAGACCACAGTTTACCGATACCTCTAGCTAAAATATCTAGAGTGGTTACTGCTTCTTCTGAGATTGTTACGCCTTCCCATTTCTTAATAGAATCGGCCATAACTCCTAAAGGTTCAGCTACTTCGTGAATAGCTCCTGCACTAAATCCTGAGAAGAAGAATCGGTTAACACCCTCAGCTAAATCGCCAAGACTCTTATTCATTCCTTCAGGGATATTTACACCTTCCCATTTCTTGATGGACTCAGCCATAGCTCCTAAAGGTTCTGCGACCCCGGCAATAGCTCCTGAGCCCCATCCAGAGAATGAGAAACGATTAACTCCTTCAGCTAGATCACCTAAATTCTTAGCGATACCTTCTGGAACTGTAACATCAGTCCATTTCTTAACAGAGTCGGCTAAAACTCCTAAAGGTTCAGCTGATCCAGCAATAGCTCCAGAACCGAAGCCAGAGAATGTGAATGCTGAGATACCTTGTGCTAACTGAACTAGGTTCTCACCTAAAGTTTCAGGTACCGTTACGTCAGTCCATTTACGAATTGAGTCTGCTAATACGCCTAAAGGTTCGGCTGCTGCAGAAATAGACATAGAACCTATGATGGAAAGTGTGTTAGCAAAACCACCTAAGGCTAATGTACCAAGGGCTCCGGACATAGCTGTTAAACCACGACCGATTTCATCCCATGATAATCCTGCCATTTTTACGAAAGCTTCTGCCAACTTATCAATGTTCGCGCTAGACGATTCTAAAGACCATCCACCTATTAGAGACATGAACCCTCCGAGGTTACCGGTTAAGCTAGACGCAGTACCTAATTCGGCTAAAGCACCACCCATAGCTACTAAACCACGACCTATGTCATCCCATCCTAATCCTGATAGTTTAGTTAGAGCTTCTGAGATTTCGTCTAGAGCTTGAACCGTAATATTAATAGACGCGGCTCCGACAATAGAACCAAATCCACCAAAGTTACCTACGGCTGATGCAGCAGTACCTAATTCGGCTAGAGCTCCGCCCATACCAGTAAGTCCTTTTGCGATAGACTCCCAGCTCATGGAACCTAGTTTTCTCATGTTTTCAGAGATTTCATCTAAAGTTTGAACTAGAATATAAATGGAACCTGCTCCTAAGAGCGAGCTAAATCCTCCGAATCGTCCTACTATAGTAGCGGCTCCAGCTAATTCAGCCAATGCTCCACCCATAGCGGTTAATCCTTTACCTATTTGCTCCCAGCCCATAGAGCCAAGTTTCTTAAGGTTATCAGAAATCTCATCTAATGTTTTAGACAGAATAAGAATAGACGCGGCTCCTGTTACAGATTTAAGTCCAGAGAATCTTTGTAAAATAACGGCAGCTCCGACTAGTTCAGCTAGAGCGCCACCCATAGCAGTTAGACCACGTTGAATAGTCTTCCAACTCATAGAGCCTAATCTCTTAAGGGTTTCTGATATTTCGTCTAATGTCTTAGACATGATTAATATAGAAGTTGCTCCTAATATTGAACCGAATCCAGAGAATTGTTGTAGGACGACAGCGGCGGCTGCGAATTCAGTCAAAGCTCCACCCATAGCGGCTAGACCGCGAGCAATTTGGTCCCAGCTCATTTCCCCTAGAGATTTGAGGCTCTTAGCAATCATACCCATACTAATACTCATGATAAGAATAGCGGCAGCGCCTTTAATAGATTTTCCGTTTGACCATCTGCTTAAAATAACTGTAGCTCCGGTTAACTCAGCTAAGGCTCCAGCCATACCAGTAAGGCCTTTAGCTATTTCTTCCCAGCTCATATTAGCGAATATTTGAGCGGCCTTACCTAATATCTTAACTGACTCGGCTAGCACTAATAGAGATATCGCAGTCATTGGAGAAATCTTAACGTCTTTCATAGCGGATAGACCTTTAGTTAGTCCAAATATAGCTACACTTACTCCACCTAGTCCTTTAACTAATTGTTCCCAATCCATATTACCGAAAGTTTCTACCGATTTGGCAAGCATTTTGATTGCTTGAGCCATCAGCATTAGCGTGATGCCGGCTTTGATAGTGTTAAGCTTACCGTAGTCTTTTATAGAAGACACTAAGTCTTTAAAAGCCTTGTTTAGGACTTTCATCATTACCGAGATAGCTAAAATACCTCCGGCCACTTGTTCTGGGTTTATTTTAGACAATCTCTCGATAGCACTTACTAATAAAGTAACAGATGCCGCAATAGCTACTACTGATACTACTTTAACGCCTTGCGAGAAGTTGCTAAGTGCTCCTTGAACACTGCCTAGGAATTCTTTGAATCCTGAAGCGGCTTTTTCTTTACCACCACCGAATACGCCTAATACTTTCTCCTTGATTTCGTCAAAGCTTTCAGAGAAATTGCTAATAGCATTTTTAAACCCTTGGAATGCAGCAAATGCGGTACCACCGACTATACCAGCAAGTAAGTTCTTAACAGTAAGATTGCTGCGAATCCACTCGACTACTGGAGATAAGAAGTTTTTAAGCCATCCAAACACGCCACCAATAGCATGTCCTGTCGCAGTGACTCCTTGTTTCACCCCACCCATTTTACCGATAAATGAGTCAATAACACCTGATACTGTATTGAGTACGTTAGTGATGGTTTCTTGTAAATATTGGAACGCTCCATTAGATTTAACATTCTTGTTGAGGTCTATGAAAAACTGTCCCATAGACGCTGTGATATCTAGGAATTTACTACCTACATTTTTCAGTAGACTTCCACCAAAGAATTCGGCAAAAGGTTTTATGAGTTGTCCTAATCCGTATCGAACCAAGTCTAATGCTGCAAATAAACCACGGAATGTAGTTTTAATTTTACCCATAGCTTCTTCGCTAGGTTTTAGACTCGCTGTGAATTGTTTAAATTTGACAGTTAGATTATAGAGTTGCTCACCAGTGGTAGCTGGAAAGAACTCTCTGAAACTGTCTTTAAAAGCGGTAATAACTTGACCTAGCGACTCGAACGCATTCTTGAATCCTTCAATCATATTTTCTCGACCGGATTGTCTAGACATACGTTTAGCGAAATCCTCTAGGTTAATAGAACCATCTTTAACATGCTCGTTTAGTGCTTTTAGAGCCTTTACGGAATCCATTGTGTATCCGCGAGATTTTAATTCTTCTTCAGATAAACCAGATACTTCATCAGTAAGCTTATTGATAGACTTACCTAAAATATCCGCTGTAACCCAGCCTTCTCCGAGAGACTTCTCGAATGTACCGGATTTGGTAATGATATCGTCGACTGCTACACCTTGTTCTTTAGCTACCGATTTGATAGTTTCTTTGAACGCATCAGCATCGTTGATACCTTGGTCGAGAATTTGTTTCCATCCAGTACTTAAACCTTCGGATAACAATTTATTTCGAGCGTCTGCTGATTTACCGATCACTGCTCCGACTGAGTCAGAAATAGAAGTTAATAAGTCTTTAGCTTCCTCGAAGTCACCGACCATAATTTGCCAACTTTGAGTCCAACCAGATTGCGCTGCCTCTTTAAGTGTATCCCATAATTGGGTAAATGTCTTAACTTTAGTAGCTGCGTTAACGGCTGTATCTGCTAGTTGAGTAATTTGTTTAGCTTGTTCTTCAGTATATCCTTTAGCTATCAAGTCGGCTTCAGTGTACGCACCAGATAACTGAGTTAAAGTTTCTGTCAGTACGTCAGTTGTAAGCCATTCGCCTTTAGTTAAAGACTCCCTGAATGAACCATATTTTTTAATCATTGCATCTACGTCGGTACCCATTTGTTTAGCGGTACGTTTTAATGCATTTTGAAATACTTCACCACCCATACCGGCGTTTACTACTGAGTTCCAGTCCATAAGCTGAACTTTACCAGCAGCTAACGCTTGGGACAGTTGATACATTGCTGTACTAGCTTGTTGAGATGTCGAACCTGATACTGCAGCTAAGTTAGCGATACCTTTGATAGAGGTTACCGACTTATCCAGTGCTACACCGGCTGCCGTAAACGTACCAATGTTACGTGTCATCTCTGTGAAGTTATAAATAGTTTTATCGGCGTAAGTGTTCAACTCACCTAACGCTCGGTTTACGTCTTGTAAAGTAGAGCCTTTCGATGAGGTATTCGCCAAGATTGTTTGTACGGCATTCATTTGGGTCTCGTACTCTGAGAACCCGGTTTTAATAGGATCAATGGTGAGAGCCGACATCATATTCTTACCAGTTGTAATAGCCGCGTTAGTGATTCGAACCAGAGCTGTTACCCCAGCAATCTCTAGTGCTGAGAATCGGTCACGTACTACCTCAATACCGTTTGTTAGGGGATTGAAGTTCATACCTTTGATGCCGGAACTGATATTCTCAAGGCCTTTAGATGCTCCGTCAAACTTAAGAGCTTGCTTAAGCTTATCCAGAGTACTCATACTGGTCTTGACATTATTTTCGAAATCTCGGTTCTCGAAGCCCATGGAAACTACGCGTTCATCGACGGTCTTACCCATTGCTTACCTCCTTCCAAGCATCTGATGCTAGCTTGTCAAATACGGGTTGAATAGCAGGATTAATATAATCTCTACCTTCTACCCATCCACCGGTTCCAGTGCCATGCCCATACTGTAAAATAATTGCGATAGGAACTCCTTTGTTAACATGACTGTTGTATAAGTCTATAGAATATCCTTTACTAGTTTTATTAACTTTGTAATTCCAAGACGATGCAGTTAACCCGCTTCTAACTGGAGTAGCTTGAGCTAATGCTTCTACCGCTAGTTGACCATATTTCTCTAATGTTGAGACAGTAGCACTCTTACTTATCTTCTCGAAATATCGAGTTACTTTTGAATAGTCTCCTTTATGTGTAAATTTAATCATTAGCTCTCAACTCCTATCCTTTAGTGTTATACTTTTTCTTGCGCTCTTCATTGATACGCATTTGCATAGCCAGAATATCAGCTTCACTTCGCTGTTGTGGCGGGCTATTCTTGATGTTACATATCTTGATAAGTGCTATTAATCTATGAATATGCCACTTCTCGGCTTCGAAAGGGATGTTGTATGAAGTCATCCAGAAATATATGAGTTCCGAAGTAATAACCTCTCCGTCATTCTTCTTTTTACTGTCATTATACTCATAGAATGTAGTAGCAGTACTTGGATGATCGATATAGTTGATGATTTCGTCGTGATATTCGGACGCGAGAATGTAATATACCTCAGGTTTCACATTCTTGTTCAACATCATACATTGTATGTAGTCTAGAACTTCATCGTTGGTTAACTGCTTAGAGTTATTAAGGAATGGTTTACACCACTTTGCCTCCCATTTTGAAATCGATACAAGGGAGTGTTCTAACCTAACTGTGCACCCATCCAAGTATATGAACTCTTGCTTCTCATCGTCCCATATCTCTATATTAGGTATGGTAATCTGAAGCATTGGTTAGTCTCCTATCTAGATTTATTGTGTTTCTTATGGTGCTTGAAATCATGTACTTTAGGAGCTGGTTCCCCACCTAAGTTTTTAGGTAGAATACCGCGAGTGAATTCATCAGCTGCTTTAGCATCTAGAGCGATTTCCATGAATAGCTCACTATAAGCACCACCGAACTTAAATTTGTCAAGTTCTTCTCGAGATTTGATGAATTGTTTACCGTCGTAGCTCTTAACCCCATAAGCTTTAGTAATAATACGATCGAACATATCTAATAGTTCCTCACCGCGTTGTTCAGCTACTAGTTGGTCGATATGAGCTGCTAGACCATTTGGCATGGTCATCTCTAATTGTAATAATTCAGCTTTAGTAAGGTTGAAGTAGAAATCCTCAGTGACAGTTTCTCCTGCAAAATTTTCATAAGTAATAGTTTTCTTTAGCATTGTAAGCTCTCCTCTCATTTTTAAAAAGAAAAGGAGCCCAATAAAGGGCCCCAATAATATTAACCAGCGGCTAGGATAGTCTTAATTTCGTCTGGTAAAGGCATACGGGCTGGTTCTGATTCAGTTCCGTACAAGATGTCTTCAATTTTCTTAAGTTTAGTTTTCTCGATATCTGTTGATACGAGTTGTAAGTGAGCAGTTGGACGTTTACCTTCCACAGCTACTGGAGTTGTTGTTAATTCCCATGAAAGTTTAATAGCTTCTGGGTCTTTATTAATTGTTTCGTATTGGCGTGATGATGGAGCTGCCATACATCCGTATACTAAATGGATAACATATCCGTATTCTTCTTTCAATAAGTCGTTACCTAAAGTTGTAACATATGAAAGTCCGAAAGGTTTACGTGCTTGTTGTCCAATACGAACGCCTTTGATTAATGTAGCTGATCCGTCACATTCTGCAAATTCTTCAGGATATGTGTAGGCTTCGATAGTAGCACCGAAATCTTCACTTGAAGTTAGACTTAAATATTTAGAGTCGTTTGCAAATAACGGAGTAGACTCAGCTCCTGATGGATTTTCATTAACTGATGTGAAACCATTCCATGCCACACCGTCAACATATTTCCCTTCTTGATTTGGTTTGTAGAGTACAGGGCGTTTTACACCTGTTTCATATAATCGTTTACCGATTGCATCCCATACTAATTTAGCCATTATGCTATTTCCCCCTTAGTAATATATAGTAAGAATGTCGTGATGTAGATTATCAGCAATATAATGACGGTCATAACTACAATATGGTAGTGTCAATAACTTGTCGATTACTGGATTGTCTGGCTTTCTACTAATCACGGTTAATTGATATTTATTATCGTTGATATAATCCTGACTATTTGTAGTAGACTTCGTAGAAATATGTTCTCTAGTATACTTAATAGCTGGATATTCCATGTTAACCGAAGCGGTCGGTTGGTAATATACATTACGACTACCTAGAATTGTCTCTAATGTAGTCTGTAGCTCAGTTCGTCGGTTTAGGACCATTATAGACACCACCTACTGAAATATGAACGTTAGGATATTGCAGATCGGCGGTCTTGACTTTCCAATATCCGCCGAGTGCTGGCTGTAAAAACTTGACATACGTTAGAGCAAGCATGTTCTCAAACAAATTTGGGTCTAACGTAACACTAATTTCATTTGAAATGTTAACGTTTTCGATAACATTCCCTGAGGTCTCGTGCTGTCTGTAGTTCTTAAGCAAATATCCACTGTAAGCTTTCTCGGTAACTACTTCTTCATAAACGCCCGGTTCAACTTCCTGAGTTTTGCTGAATCCTAGAATACCGTGAAATCTACTCATAACTATTCATTCACTTCGATTTCTAATGCGATAGCAGAATATGGTTTAACTAAAGCGCCAGAGCAACGAGTTTCAATTAGGTATTTTTGAGCATTGTAGTCGATATCGAAGTCATCAAATAAGTTTACAGCTCCACCTTTGTCAGCACCTACATTGTAGTCACCGATGTTAGTGATGATACCTAATAATTGTTTCTTCTTAGCTCCGTCTTGACGTTTTTGGTTCTCCATAACTGGAACTGTGATGATTTCAGACACACGTAAAGTTGTACGTAATTTTTCTTCTGAATCGTAAATAGCACGACCAGTAGTGTCTTCTAATAATAACATTTCTGTTAATACATCTTCAGTTGTGTATAGAGCTGGGCTACCAGAACCTTTGTATTCTTTACGAGATTTGATAGCTGTACGGATAAATTCTTTAGCTACTTTAGCTCCATCTTTAGGATCAGTAGCAGAAACTAATGATTTAACAGTGTATAGGTCTTCATCTTTCCAGATTGGACGAATGTTTTGCTCATTGATTTTGTCGTCGCTTGAAGACTCACGTCCGTCCCCAACTAAGATAGCACGAGCAATTTCCTCGTCTAACATTAGACGCATTTCACCTTTGATCCATGCTACCACGTCGAAGTCTGTGATATCAATCATATCGTCACGATCAATTTTTTGCTTTTTATAGATTGTTGTTGGTAAAGTAGTACGTTTCAATAGCGTGAATACTTCTTCTTTTTTAAGTTTACCTTTAATATAACCGCGAGCACGAGCTTCATCTTCAGTAATATTCGCGAATAAAGATTTAACACGAGAGAATGGTGAGCGTTTAACTCCACCCATAACTCGTTTAACCCATCCCATATCACGAGAAATGAAGTCTGGAACATTGTTTAACGTTTTAGCTTCTGGGAATAAGTAGTCGATGTGTGTTACACCGTGCTCTAAGAATGACTCTTTCAAGCTTCCGTAGCGTTTTCCGTCTGCTAAGATTTCTTGCATATCATCGTGTGATAATACGTTTTGCTCTTGCATTTTGTCGTTTTCGAATAAGTTGTGTTTCATTTCTTCAATTCCTCCTTGAACTGCTTCGCCTACAATTTCATAGACTGCATCTTGTTGTTGTGGTGTTAGAGTATCTAATACGTCTTCGATTGAAGCGTCTTCAGGTAACTCTACTTCATCTTCGATGTACTCTAAGTCGCCATCTTCGTCTTCATCAGCATGTTGCATTTCTTTACCTTGGTTTTCTAATGCCATACCGATAAGTGCATATACTGCTTCTTGTTGTTCTTCATTTAACGTATCGAAGATATCTTGGATAGTTTTGCCACCTTTATCTTCGTGCATTAATTCGAACTCTTGATTGTTGTCATTAATCACAATATCATCTCCTGTATAAAGAATGAACTCGCCATCAGCATTGGAGCCGTGTGCGAGACTTACGTTTTCGATATAAGCTCCAGGATTAGCTCCAGCTAATACTAAGCTCACTTCACGGATATTGCCGTGTAACACGTCGCCTCCGTTTTGTTTTAGTTTGTTAGCGTAGATAGATAACGCAGTAACATCTCCATGACGAACTGCTTCTTTCGCACGCTGACCAGCTGCACTTTGGTTAAATACAGCGTAAGTGTAAACACCTTCAGGACGGTTTTCCAAATATGCGTGTCCTAACACATTCTCGACATCGTAGTGTTTGTGCATCCACACTAAAGGAACCTTTTTACCGTTACAGTCCTTGAAAGCGTCACGTCTAATGGTACGGCCATCTGAACACTTTAAGTCGTTTCGAGACGCCCATCCACTAAAGTCATACTTCATTTTGACTTCCCTCCTCGTCATAGTATTGATCTTCTGGCGGCATTCCAGCTCCAGCGGTCGGATTTAAGTTCTTGTTACGTAATTCATCAGCTGCTGGGTCGCTAGATGGTTTAAGTCCAACGATTTGTCGTACTTCGTTCGAAGACATAACTTCATTACGAGTAAACTTATCAGCAATGTTAGATAATTCAGAAACAGGAACAAGTCTGAACGGATCTCTGAAGAACTCAATCGATTGACGCTGTGTTCTAGCCGTCTTAGTCAAGAATTTACGTTTGAATTCGTCGACTACTGCTGAGATAATAGGCTCGATAGTTCGAGTATAGTAGTTCAACATAGTCTTCTCATCTGCAGTTCCTTCTAAAACTGATTGGGTAATCCCAAGTTGGCTGTATAACATCTTAGTCAAGTATTCGATTTGAGTCATGAGGTTGTTTTCGACTGAGCGGTTAAGTTGTGTAATACGCTCAGTACCGTCGGTATACGCGATACCGTATCTAGAACCAGCTAACTGGTCTTCGATTAATTTACGACGTTCTTCTGCTTGTTTACGTCTAGCTTCGGTCTTAACAATATAAGGCAATTGGATAATCATGTCCAATTTACCAGAGCTAGTTTGTTCATCCACAACGTCTAATAAACTTAGTTTTCTAATCAATCGTTTAAGAGTTGAGTTAGGTTCGTTCATTACAGCATAAAGTGGATTTTCAATAATAGCAATAGAACTCTTAGGTAGTGTCAATTCTTCGTGATTACCGGTTCGGTCGTTATAGATACGACACTTAACATGTCTTGGGTACCACTCTAGAATTTTAGCAGTTCGCATAGTCTCGATGTCGAAAGTTCCGGGTTTGTAAATATCCGTATCAGTATCGATTGGGACTACTGCCACAACACCTTCGTCAAGCATAGACATGATAACGTCCTGCATTAGAGCACGTCCAGTTTGGTCGATGTTGGCTTCCACTGAGAAACACTGGTTTAGTTTAGACGGCATAGTGTCGACATAACGTTCGTTCTCGTCTAATCTAACGTGTTTAATCTTGATAGACGCCACATCCAGAGCAATTCTATTGTAGATAGCTGTAACTATAGAACGCTCGTTACCGCGAGTTAATCGTGGTCTGTCTGGACGGTACGAATATGAGATACCTAAATCGTTTCGGTATTCCATCGTCGGGTCTTTATTCAGCAGCGTATTCCACGCATGCTTTAATCTACTTCCGAATGATTCTTCCATTTTGATTTAATCTCCTATCTGGATACTTTCTTTTTAAGTTTAGACTTGTATTCGTTGACTTTGTCTTGAGCTTTACGAACCTGTGGACTATTCTTTACGTTGTCTTTAAGTTTACGTAATTGAGGATTGTTGTTAACCACATCTTTAGTGTAGTTAGCAGCGAATCTACCATTAGATACGCTAGTTGGGATTTGGTAGCCAATAGCGTTAGCTCCTCCCCATAACCATCCTTTAACTCCTGATTTAAGTCGTCCTTGATCTTTAGATCTGTATTGGTTATACTTCTTAGCTCCGTACGAACCCATTAAGAACGATTGTAATAGGGCTTTACCTAGATGCATGTTAGCGATTCTATGGTTACGAGCTGAATCTCCGTCTCTGAATAATCGGTCAGCGGCCTTGTTTCGAGCGTCGAATCTATCGTTTTTAAATGTTTTCTTAGATTTATCAAAGTCTCTACCGAACTTATCCATTCTTTTGTCAAATGAGTCGCTAAGAGATTGCATTCTCTTCTCGTAGTCAGACTTAACGGCTTTTACAGCTTCTCGTCCACCATTTCGTTTGACATCTTTGATAGCTCGTTTTGTATCAATGTTAAGTTGTCTACCTTCTGCTAACGCACCTTCCATGTATTTGTTAAATTCGTCCCCGATTTTTCGGTTTCGCTCTTTATAAGCTTTCTTAACACCACGTACTTCTTTACTTCGAGAAATTCCCCACTTCAT